AGGTTAAGACCATGACTTGGAAAGTAGAATTTAAGTCAGTCATTCCTAAAGCTCCGGCGATGGAAATAGAATCCCCGTCAGTGAGACCATGATTAACGACTGTGACGGTTACAATCCCGCTCCCGGCGGTGGCTCCAGTAATCGTAAGAGTAGAGTCAGAAAGATCATTAATACACTTGTAATAATAAACCGTCCCGGAAGTTATCGCCGAAGGAGTTAGTAGAATTAAATTAGCAAGTCTTGTGAATACAGGATCTAACATTGAAGCCTGATCGTAAGTATTCACTACTTTGCTTTTGAATTTATTGGCGTCAGTAGGGAAAGCCACCCCGAAGAGTGTTCCGTCTGTGACTTCAATGAATACGATTGATCGTGGACTTTCCAACATATTCGTTAGATTATTCACGCCAATCTTTTTGATATTCTTACCCGAAAACGTTCCAGCTATGGGAGTAATCGGTATTGCTGTTTCCCATTTCTTATGACCTAATCCATTTAACTGGGCTTGGACATACCTTTGAGCCAAATTAATGATGCGATTTAGTCTTATGACTCCGAAGTCAGGATTCCCTTTTATAGACGCATCAAGTTCTGTCTGATCCCTCAGCTGCGTTAATGATATCATTTTAAACTCCTATTATATTTGTTAAACTTTTTTGGTATCTATTCTTCAGCATGTTCTCTGCCCTTCTTTTGCTTATTTTCTTTTATGCTCTTCTGAAAGTGGTACACCTTTTATTCTGCTCATATTACACATACCTGATTGATTGAATAAATTCTTGATACTGAACAAGTGCTTCCTGAATTCGTGCGCTCTTTTTCAAGAGTTGCGCAAAGGCAAAAACTACAATCGCATAGTGAGTATAATCCGGTAAGATAGGATTGGTGTTTGAATCTATTTTTGTCGGTTTTTGCAGATATTCTAAAGTATATGCAAGCCCGCCCGAATTAGTGGGTTGTGGAATCTCTATAAGGATTTGAGAAGCCGTAATAGAATAATAATATCCGCTTGCACCTGAATAACTGTTAGCCTTGTCAAAGGGGATAGTTCTTGAAAGCTCTCTCTTTAATAGAGGTCTGCTGTAAGGACTGCCTAAGACAAGTGAAATATCATATAGGAAATTTTGAGGCAAAGCAATAAACGAATCTCCAGTAGTAGCAGAAACGCTTAAGTACAAAGCTCTCAATATTTCCGGTATTGGTTCAGATGGGTTGACTAAAACTCTTGCTTTATATTGAGCAAGGATAATGGAAGTATATCCCATTTGCCCATCAGTAAGAGCTGCCCATCTTTCATCATCAGTGAAATACTGTGATGTGCTTTCATCGAGTAATGTTGCGAGCCTTTCATATAACTGCACTGCTGTCATTATTACCTCAAATTATGGGAAAGCGTGAGGCGCAAATACATGCGCCCCAGTCGTTAATTTATTGAGGTATAATATACAACATTTTCATCTTACCGGCACGGTTTACAGTAGCTCCGCCCGCATTAAATACCAATCTGTAATATGGCAATTGAACATTAGTGGTCTTCAAGTCGACTAAGTACCAAGTTGTACCTGTAGAGGTTATAATGCTTGATAAATTTGCCGAAGCTGTATATACTAAAGTCCAATTAACTCCATCACCGGAACCTTGCACGGTCAACGTAGCTGCTCCGCCTGTATAAGCGGTAGTCACATTAATACCGACCATGAAAGTGGTTGCAGAACATGTGTTTCGTGAATGGCCTTTAATCTGCCCGGGCAATTCAGTTGCGGCACGAACGCCAAAAGGTTGGGTCACTAAAGTTGAGGCTACATTTTTTAAGGTATCAGAAATAGTAGTAGTACCAAATACATATCCCTTCTGTCCAAGCGCATCATTTGCCCCTTTACCCGATTCAGTCCAGTAGGCATTTACCCCAGAAGTCCGGAGGGTATCAGTCACGCCGAATATTTGCACACATAAAAGTGCGGATAAGATTAATAAATATTTAATTGTTTTCATTAGATTGCTCCAAAAATTGAGTTATAAAAAATTACTCTAATTCCTTCTTTAATGCTTCGTATTCAGCAATGTCTTCTTCAGCGGCATCCGCGCGATAAGTTCCGTCGGATTTCAATAATTTACCTTCCAGAAATCCGAATCGTTTAGCGTCAACTTGTAACTTTTTGTTAACTTCCGGGTTGAAAGACTTCACAATTGTTGCGCCCGAAGTAGAGGTGGGTACTTTGTCAATAATGCGGAACTTCAAAGTATTGTAGAAATTATCAGTTGAATCTTCTATAAAATCTTTGTGTTTTTTAGCACGTTCAACAAGTGCCTTGCCTTCATCTGTACTATCGTCAATTAGGCAAATCCATGAATCGGATTTCAATGCTCTTTTCAGGTCGCCGTCACTAGTTTTTATCAGATTGATATTTTGACGATTAAATTCTAAAACGCAACCTTCAGCATCAAATACTTTAGTCGCGCCATGATCTGTTGATTCAAAAATAACCATGATTGTGCTCCTTAAAATTAGGGGCATAAAGCCCCTATTAATTATTTATAAAAAATACCGTGTTTAATTTCGTTCGGGATCTCTATACCAATGTCTGCATAGATTTTGCATTTCTCTGAAGAAGCTCCCATGGCCTGAACGTCTTCCTCGATTCTGAACTTCTGTGTGCCCTTGGTATCGTTGGCCATATAACGCATTTTAATGTTTTCCCAATCTACGGCATAACCGTAATTAGTGAATTTACCGTCCATACGAGGATTCCAGTATACGTTGACCATTCCGAAAGGAGTTAAATATCTTGAAAGATTAACTCCGTATTCCTTTGCAGGAATAGCTGTAATCTGATATTTGTCCTTTAGAATTTTATTCACAGCAGTGGTGAGATTTGCTCCGAGATAAAAATCTCTCGAATCGCTCCCGCCGGTATCAAATACGCCTTGTAAGAAAGCATCAAGAGCGTCTTCAGTAGCAAGAGTATAACTGATTTTATTGGTCACAACTGTGCCTAAAAATCCTTTGCCCCAAGTTACGGGAGAAGATCCGGTTGTATCTCTGCCACTAGATGTTGAGAACATTAAATTTCTTTCAAATATCTGTTTCATTTCCTCGACTCTCTTCTGTACCTGTTCGTCGTAACTTCTTCCGTTTGTAAAGTGCTTTGCGCCCTGCTCACGTGAAGTCATTTCAACAGATTCGTTAAAGATAGTAAGGTAATTAGTAACAGCAACTTCCTGTGTAGCTGTAGCAATTCGAGGGGTATTGTATTCAGGGTTTCTACTTCCAAGTTTTTTAATATAACCACCGATTGCGGCAACTGCTGTAATGTTTGTTCTATCCATTGCTGTGATTGTTACAGCACTACCGGAGGTATAGGTACTAACATATACTAATTGTTCGGATGCTTCGATCAAAAGTATATCGTCCTGCTGAAAATAAGTAGGACTGGCTAGTTTAGCGTAAAGGTTTTCAGTCGCACCACCACCGGTAATTGCTGCCGAGGTAGTTGTTTGGTAAGGATATAACTCATCTTCAAAGTAAGTAAATGCGCCTTTAGCGTCAATTACTTCTTCCGATGGACGTTCTGAAAAATAAAGTTTTTGAAATAATTGACTCTGATACGGTTTCAACAGATAAAGAAACGCATCGTTATCGGGCATTTGGTTAGTGTCTAACACTACATCAGACGCTAACACACCGGCTATGACTGTAGGCATAATAAACTCCTATTTATCCAACTTTGAGCCTTTGGGAAGCTTGCAACTTGTCGGCTAATCTTCTACCTATACTTTCAGGTTTTTCATCACCTTCTTTACGGGTAGTAACATTAGTTTTCAAGACAGTTCTAGAGCTTATCTTCTCAAGGTTCTCTTTGGTTTTCTTTTGAATTTTTTTGATTACATCACTATCTTTCTGGTTCTTGAGAGAATCATAGGATTGTGATTTTAACCAAGTCAGAACATCGGCAACAAACTTTCGAGGCTTACCGTCATAAATACTTATTTTCTGGTCACCAACTTTGATATACAAATCTTCCTCCGGATTGTTCTCAAAGAAAGCATTTAGTACATCATCTGCTTTCATGTCCTTTGGTAGGTTGGTTTGAATTGACTCATTAATCTGATTCCAGGTATTTTGTGCGGCAATCTCTTCTGCTTGTTTTAATTTGGGGTTATCATCGAAAGACTTAACGATGCCTTTAGTTTTTTCTTCAAAAACTTTCAGCATCTTTTGCTCTTTGATCTCGTCTCTCTTTTCAAGCCATTCGGCAAATTCTTCCGGTTTCTCAAGAGGATCTGGCATCTTTCCTAACTGGTTTTTGGTTTCCAGGTTTGCGGCTGTTTCTGCTTCTTTGACTTGTTTTGTTGATAATTGACCTTCGATATTTGATAGCTTGGTTTCTAACTGAATCAGCTTCTTATTATTCTCATTCGCCCATGAATAAGTTTCCTTTATCGATTTTCCTGCTTCTTTGAGAGGTTTCCCGATAAGACTTTTGGACAAATGTAATGCTTCAGCCAATTCTTCGGTTACTAAAGAATCTTCATATTTAGAATCATCGGTTTTGTCTATGACTCCCGAATCATCGATTTGAATTTCTTCATCAGCACTTTCAACTTTGGCCTCGGCCGGTTGTAGGTTGCTAATTAATCTTTGTGCGATAGTTTGAGGTTTTTCCTCGTTATCGTTTTCTGGCATTGCGTTATTCCTTATAATAAAAAAGAGACCCATCAAAACATTTCTGTTCTAATAGGTCTCTTTTAAGATTTTGGGATTTAGACTTTGTGTCGTTCCCGAAACTTCGATAAACTATTTGTAGCGGGTTTAGGAGTCGAACCTAAATCGTACGGTTATGAGCCGCATCAGTTTCCATTTACTTGCAACCCGCAGTAATAACTTACATAATTATTTTTTCAATTCAAAATTAGTTAAGGCACAAACTCCGCTTGTTAGTCATCCTAAGTGTGAAAACTTTTACCTTACCCTCCCTCAACAATTTAACAACTATCGGACTTTGAGGATTAAAACTTTCTTCATCAACCGGAAGAACTATTTCTTTTTTGTTGGCAATCTTTAGAGAAATTTCAATCATTTGGGTTGCTCTTGGTTTATTGGTTCTGGTTTATTTTGAGTTAAGATTTTAGCTTTCTCTAAATTGTTCTGAATCTGCTGTTGCTGTTGTGCTGCCTCTGCCTGCGCTTTTTCAGCTTGCGCTATTTCATCCTCGATCTTAGACCTATCCTCATAACTGAATTGTTCTAATGATTCGATTTTCTTCTTCCTCCATGTTGGAGAGAGTAATAGTTTTTGATCACTTTGTTCCATAGCTGTCATTGTTGCAAAACGCTGTTCTTTTTTATTCTCGCTCAATGATTCTTCAATAACTTCAAGTTCATAATCGGCATTCTCTAAGTAATTTTTATTATCCTTATTTAAAGAGACATAACCGGAATTCGGATTTTGTACTGATTGCGCGTACATGCTCTGCTGCTGTAACATTCCCAACATCTCTTTAGAGAGCGCACCGCCTTCAATTCTCATTATATAAGGCGCATTGTCGTAATGCTTCATAAACCAAAGTAGCTTATTCCCTAGGTCCGTTAAAAATCTGTTGCGATTGTCAATAAAAGCATTGGTCAACATTTGACCTTGACCTATCAGACTATTAATTGCTTTGCCTGATTGATTAGCGGAATTTGCAGTACCGCTGAATGTTTTACCTCCGCCTATCTCGTCGATTAAGGAAATCATGGTTTCCATTATCTGAATCCATTGCGGGTTAGCACCTTGAGATTTGATAGACCGGATGGCATCCCTCTGCATGGTAGGAATGAAACCCTTTTCATCAAGTTGAGCCATTGCCTGTTCAATGCTTAAACCAGTGCCTTGCAAAGCAGGCAAGAAGATTTCCCATTTATTTTTAAGATCAATTCCAAACGCGTAATCTATTTGCGCTAACATCCTGTTAGCTAATTGCTGCATGCTCATTAATATGTCGGACATTGTCCAGATTTTATTTTTGTATTGAAACGCTTGATAGATGCTGTAGGGAAATACTTCTAAGTCTGTTTCTTCATACTCTAGCATTTCAGTGTATGTAAATTTGTAGTAGTCAAGCATAAGTTTTGGAGTCTCGACTATATCAGCTGGGGGTAAATCTTGCCTAGAGGTCAAGTAGGGCAGTTGAAGCATTCTTAAAGTTTTTTCCGCATCAGCTTTTTTACGCTCACATGAAACTATCTGTCCATTGAAAAGAACTGTATAGTAAGTTCGATTAACTTTCATGTAGTGATGAAACACGGTTAATAAATCAAGATCAGAAACACCGTCTTTGTTGTAATTAACATAGTAATTGGTTTTTTTACGTCCCCAATTTATGGCCGGATCGCCGATTGAAAGACCCTTAATAAGTTTCAATTTATCAGGATATTGCTTAATCAAATCAACTCTGTAAACATATTCTTTTTCACACATCCACTGAGCATCATTGTGCTCATACTCTATAGAGTTAACATCCCATATTAAATTACGGTAATCAACATCCTTCAATCTTATTTGAGGATCTCCCCATTTATTTACGTCTGCAAATATCTTTTGAGCACCGTATATAACTGCTACACCGGAAGCGAAGGTATCAGAGATTAAATAGTCATGCCTATTCTGCGTAGCAATCATTCTCATGCGCAAAGTGGCGAGTTCTGCTTTGATTTCCTTTTCAAAGAGCTGTTGTTTTTGCTGTGGGTCTTCGGAAATATCGTCAGGTTCAACTTTCGACTTGCATTTCCAACTCACACGATTTGTTCGTTCTGTGGAAATGATTGAGTTAAGTTTTGAAGCTATTGAAGATATTGAGAAGGGGATTCTGTCTTCAAGTGCGTATTCGTTTTTCTGTTTATCGTTAAACGGATCTGCCGAATAATACATTTCATTTTCAGACCCTCTTTTATGTAGCTTGTTAAAGTAATCAATACTTGCATCGTGAATTTGTACGAGTGTATTCACGTCAATTTTATGATCTGCATTGCCTTTAATTTTAGCCATTTTGTTTCCTAATTAGAAAATATTATCTAATTTATTTTTGATTAACTCTAAGTTACCGGATAAGGTCCCAATATCAACTAATCGTCTATGATAATCAGTATACATACAATCAAGTTCTTTTATCATATCAGAAACTTTGTCAATCGCAATGCTCGAATATTTTTTCACTTCTTCGGAATTTCGTTTTTTCATTTGTAATTGTTTTTTGAGATATGCTATTGCTTTTTTTATCTTTTTGCTATTAGGAACACTTTTGGAATGGTCAAGAACGCTATATAGTGACTTAATATTTTCTAAAAAATCATTGTTCCTTTTTAATTCAAGCTCAAAACTTGCTATAAATGGGATAAGTTTATCGACTTCGTTCCTTATCTGATTAATTAAGTGGAAATACTTTTCAACATTCATTTTTATTGCTCCCGTTTTTAATTCTTATTCACTCTTTTTGCCGCCAGTTTTTCCTGTTCCAGCTTCATACCGAATTTTATCAGACAGTCGCATGGGACGTAATACTCAAGTTTTGTATCCCAATAAAGAAAACCTCTGTCTAGGCATTTATCGTGATATTTTCCGCCTCGTAATCTTACGAGTTCTTCAAAATCTTTATACTGTTCTTCTTTCGATTTGTTAATTTTTTCCATTGTCTCTTACGATGTCAATATATTTATGTAATATTTGTCCCGCTGTTTTCAAATCCTTTACTTTTGGAGTCTTTAGTTCGTTACAATATCCATTTTTTGCTACTGTCTCTTTTGCGCATCCCTGCCAGGCGTAAGTAGAGCCTGAATGAGTCGAAATGTCAAGGATTAACGGCTGTTTCTTTTTGATTGGAATCCGCGCGATTAAACAGGTGTAACCTCTATAAACATGCTCGTCAAAGAATTTTACCCATTCGGATTCATCCTGTGATGTCCCTGTCTTTTCCATTTTATCGAGCATGGAATTAAGATGGGTTTTTAACTTCGCGTCAGTACTGTTGTCTGCTATTTTAATGAGACTCATTTGCCTGCCTTTCTTACTCCCGCACCTTTCTGCACCTCATAATTGAGGTAGTTACTTCCCTGATGCTCTTTTGTATGTGCATCGGGGGGTTCCGGAAACTTTGATAGACTCATTTTCCTTTTTATCCCTTCCGGTTTTTTGGCTGCAGCCGCCTTAACTGATTTCTTTGCGGCTACCGGTTTTACAAACTGCAATGGTTTTACTGTTCTGTGTACTTTGAATTTTGGTATGCTCATTTTATGCCTCAAAAAGATGTGATAGTTTTTGTTTCACGAATTAAATTTACTGCTGCTTGACGCGCGCTTACTGGCTTTGGAGTCTCTTTTTTTACAGGCTCCCAAATCGCATAGAACGGCATCTTAAAGGCGTCTATTGCATGTGGTTTATTTGCGCCTGTATTAAGATAGTCCCGTCCATCTGCATCGTTAGGCGGATGTATAAGAGTCGAAATTTCTTTAATTAGATATTTGCACTTGTCGGAAAAATAAACTTTTGGCTTGCCGTTTGTAACCTTGAGGAACTCATGTATAGCGTCATTAACAGATTCACGGTAGTTTTTGTTGTGATCCAACGAAGTTTTGTTAACAACTACCATCGCTGGCGCATCATCACCCATACGCTGCTGAAAAACCGCGTTAAATATTTGTATCGGTGTTTTATCAAATCCGACATTGCTTATTTGAGATATATCCATATCGGTGTCATATATTATTAGCAACTTAAATAATTTTCTTTCCAAAAGAAAGTCCGAAATCAAATTAGCTCTCTCTGATGGGCTTTCGCAATCTGGTAAATAGCATTCGTCTGCCGATACGATTGTCCCCTCGTAGTCTCTTTGCAGGACTTCTAAAACGGTTGTATTGCCGTAGTCCAGACCACCTACTGTTGTAAAGTGTCTTGATATTTCATAGTTGTTTATAACGTGTATATTTCTTCGGAACTCATTGAAAAACATACCCTCGAAGATATCCATATCGCCCAACAATTCAGCTTTCCGTTTGCTTTCCGGCAATTGATCAAGTATCCGCCCGTAATCGGTCTTTAGGAAATATTTGAATCTTGTGTCTGAATCCCATTTATGATAATCGTCAATTGTTAAGCCTTCCTCGTTTAATCTTCGTTGGCTCCAATATGCGTTATCCCATCCGAACGTTTGTAAGAAAGCGTAATTCTCCGCAACCTCATTGCCCTCATAGTTAAGCTCAAAAAATAATCGCTTATTATAGCTGTGTGAAACGCCGCCAGGATTAAACAGTAAAAGCATTTTAGGGGTGATTTGTAAGTTAGTTGATCGGTTAATTGTGGAGAGGGATTCAATTTCTTTCTGTTCAAATAATTCTGATTGGTCTATGATGATATCGGCAAACTCTCTGCCTTTTCTTTCTTCAAATTCTTTCAGGGAATCGCCGGATAGAAATCTTATGTAGGATTTGTTGGGGAAGGTTAACATCATCTGTTGTACGTTAAACATGGATCTTAAAACGGGGTATTTGTTAAACAGTGGAGTTAAGTGTATATCCCAAATATCCTGATAAACTTTCATAACTATCAATCCATTCGTTGCCGGATACTTACGGCGTCTGATTATCATCAAAACATCGGCAGTGTAGCTTTTTGTCCCGCCTCTGGAGCCGCCAAAACCTATGATTCTTGCATCGCCAAACTCATAAATCTGATATAATTTGTCTTGTACGGGTTGAAGATTAAAGACTATATCCAAAGTCACACCTTCGTTATGCCGTTTATAATCAAATTCATATCGCCGGAATGCTCGATTTCTTGCTTATCTCTAAATTTATCGGGCTGTCTGTTTTTAAGCCAAAATATTAAAGCGGTTGGATCAGGAGGATAATGCTTAGTGTATGTTGTTGCGGTTACTTTACCTAAATAATTGCTAAAATATGTATCTTCATGCTCATAGCCCATTGCTCTTTCGTACAATCTTCGCACAACTTGATTATCTGCTTCAAGCTTGCCGCCTTTAAGGGCTAACATAAATTCTTCATCTTTTTTCCATCGATTCAGCGTCATTTCATCAATTTCGAGCAAGACACAAAGGTCTTTGTCAGTTAAACCATAAAAAGCAAGTTTCTTTATTTTTTTTATATCAAAGCGTTTTGCTTCAATACGCTGCTTAACAGTTGTTTTAGGTCTTCCGGTATGTTTGCTCTTTTCTTCCATAATGTTTCAAAAATACACAATTATTTATTAATTGCAAATGGAAAAATAATGCGTACAATCGTTGCTGTAATCGTATCTTGACCTTTTAGACTATCTTTCAGTGCTTCGTATTTAGCGGGGGCCATTTCAGCTCGTCCGGATAATTTTCTTTAATCTCTTTTTCAATTTGCTCTAAGTTTTCGATCATACTTCGCAGACCTTTTACGTCTGGGATCTGTAATATAAAATTCTCTCCGACATGTAGCGTGATGCATTTATCAATTAAATCACCCTCATAATCATAGGTGTTTATGCCAAAACCGATTTTAGGTGTTTCTAAGCTCATTTCTTTTCCTGATAGTGTTCGCCTGAAATAAAATTTTCAAGCCACTGCGCCTTTTGATCTATTTCTCGTTTTTCCTCTTCCAACAAATCAATTTGCTTTTGTGCATCCGCAATAATTTGATTAGTCTCTTCGGTCCGGCTAATTTCATCTAAATTCACAATATTTTTAACAGGCGCTTTCATTTTTAATCTATTTTCGCACTTTGTTTATTTTCTTCCGGTCCACATTGATAGTGTTCATTGATCCCGCCTTCCGAAAACTTGTATTTACTTTTTCTTGGTTTCTTAAAATTCTCATAATCTAAAATCGGTTCTTTCTTTTTCTCTTTTACTTCAGGGGGTTCTAAATTTATTCCCATTTCTTTTTGTTTCGATTAGATTCAAGTGATTTCTTCTCTCTGTTTATTTCATTTACCCGCTTCAACAATTCTAGTATTTTCTTTTCGTCTGTTTCTTTCTTTAATTTTAGGGTGATGGATTCATGTTCGGTCATATTGGCAATTCCTCCGGTTCTGGAAAATGTTTTTTATTTTGCCATTCAAGTTCGGCTTGTTTATCCCTATCACCATTGTCAATATTCTCAAACAATGTTTTTTCTTTTATGAATTTTATTTTACATTCCCCTATTGCACCATTTCTGTTTTTTGCAATTATGACTTGCGCCATTTCTTTAGTGCTGTTTCCATCACTATCAACCGATATGTCATAATATTCAGGCCTGTATAAAAACATTACTACATCCGCATCCTGTTCAATCGTGCCGGATTCTCTTAAATCCTGCAACATTGGTTTTTTATCCTGTCTGTCTTCAACCCTTCGTGAAAGTTGAGAAAGTGCAATAGCTGGAATATCTAAATCTTTTGCTAAATTTTTAATGGATTGACTAATGATTGAAATTTCCCTTTCCCGATTGTCGGTTTTACCTTTAACCTGCATTAATTGTAAGTAGTCGATAATTATCAGCCCTATTCCATGTTCCATTTTCATCCGCATTGCTTTACTCTTTAATTCAAGCGGGCTTAATGCGGCTGTATCGTCTATGAAAATATTTTTGGAACATTTATGGGTTTCTCGCATAAGCGATAATATATCATCATTGCTAAGATTCCCTGAAAGGATGTTGAATGGTTTTACGTCTGAATCAATTCCTAAAGATCTGGAACCTAAACTCAAATTACCCATTTCCAAAGAAAAGAATCCTACCGGAACTTTCATGTTTTTTGCAATACATAAAGCTAAGGCGGTTTTACCCATTCCCGGACGTGCCGCTAAGATTATGCTTTCTTTTTTTCTTAGTCCTCCGATAATCTTATCGAGATCATAAAAACCAGTGTTTAATGAATAGTTATTGCTGGAATTCTTTCTCATGTTTTCAACATGTTTAATGATTTGCTTGTAAACATCCTGCAATCTCATTGCGCTATTTTTGAAAATAGATCCCGATGTGTCAATGATTTTCTTTTCTGCATCGTTTAGTATTTCAAAAACATCTTTACTTTGTTCATAACAATCGTTGGCAATTTCCATGCTCATAGAAATTAAATTTCTTAATACAGATTTTTCTAAAATTATCTTACAGTGATATTCGATATTTGATGCAGAAGTAATTTCTGTCGCCAATTTGTTTATATATGCAAGTCCTCCGGCCTCATCAATCTTGCCGGTTTTTTTAAGTGCATCATAGAGAGTGATTGAGTCAACCGGTTCGTGTTCAGTAAATAGTCCGGCGCACATTTCAAATATTATCCTGTTCCGCTTATCATAAAAACAATCGGACGTTAAAACTTCCATTGCTTTAGGTAAGCAGTTATTGTTTTGAAGTATTGAGCCTAAAACCGCATTTTCTGTATCAATTGATTGCGGCGGTGCTTTACTTGCCGTTCTTAAGTCTGAAAGTTCCCTTCCCTGCTGCTTCATATAAATCCTGTATCCTTAATTTTTCTTCTTTTGGTTTGTCGTTAATTAATGCAAGTAATTCGGAGTGTGATATATTGTTTTTGAGTTGACCGCTGCTGTTGTTTTTATTATCATAATTCCTGTTCAATTGTTCTTTGTGCCAATTTTCGGATTTTAACCTCCAGTTTGTAATTGGCAAACCGGAACCGGTTACCCATCCTTGGGCTTCATAGTGATTATAAAATGCTATTCCTTCCTCAACCGGATAACCTTTATTTGTAAAATACTCTTTTATTTTTTTGAGTTTTTCGGGTTCCTCAATTTCGGGTGCATTTTCTTTATCTTCTTCTTTTTCTTTATATATGTCTTTTCTTTTATCCCCTATATAGGGGCTTTGAAGCCCCTTTGAAGCCCCTTCAATAACCCCTATTATGTCATATTTCTGTATTAAATTTAGGACAGATAGATGAAATTTGTTTTTGGGATTAAGTTGTCCAATAGTGCATTTACACTGAAATTCAATATAGTCGATTATATACCATCTTCTACTATTATCAAACTCAATGAATTGTTTTTGAAAGGTTTGTTTTATTTCATTAATATTTAATTCAGATCCTATAAAAAAAGCAGCTGTTTCAAAATCCACCTCCCATATTCCTGCAACATTGCAACTATCGGTTAAATAATTCCAAAAGCATTTTTCTACGGGTGTAAGTTTACGAAACCAGATCTTTTTCCACTTTTCATTATCTGTTAATCTATTGGCCATTATTTTTCCTGCGCCGTAATTTGAAAATTTTATTTAGCCTTGCTATTTCTTCTTTAAGTGTAGATATTTCTTTTTGGCGAGCTTCTTCAAGCTGCTTCCTTAATTGCCCTTTTGCGATTCTTGATTTTTCGATAAGATCAAGAAAGGTTGAATAGACGCTTAAGGTATTAGTTTCAAATTGTATCAAATTATTGGCAATGGCACATTCAGCAAATTGTTTAAGAGGTTGGTCTAAGGAAGAAAAATTTAAGCGATGATTTTCGGATTGATATATTTTTTCAATTAAGATCCAAAACAATCCGTATGCTTCTTCGAGTTTATAAAGTTTTGTGTCAAGAAGACGTTTGAAGTTTTCTTTTTCATAAGTACCGCAAACGTGGATAATAGAATTGGTTTTTGACATAAACCCTCTAAATTAAAAAACCTCTTCCCTGCATAATGCAACTATGCAGAAAAGAGGAATTTGTATTTTTAGAAAAGTCTATGTGGTTTGTTAGTTGCATTAACAAAGCCTTATTATAAATAATTAGTTTCAAAATTTCACTTCACAAATATAAGAAAATTTCTAATTAATTCAACTTCGTTTGCAATTATTTTTTAACTGTTATGACTTCATCGATCCAATTAAAAGGCTTAGTGTCGATCTGCTTAAACCCATTTTCATTTAGGAACTTATTAGTCCTGTCCGTAGCTATTTTCAAAGGCGCACGATGTAAAAATAATTCAGCAATCTCTGCCGGTGTGTGGTCTTTTGCGATTGAATTGTTTGTAACGTAAATCATTTTCTCAACTCCGTGAAAGAATATATTAATTGATAGTGCAAATTATAAAATGTTTTCAATATATCCTAATGAAAAAATCATTACATAGTAAAATTATTTCCTTGACATTCCGGTTTATTATGCTATATTTGTAATTAACAATTAAATCAATTAAGGAGAATTCATCATGTCGGAACAATTAATCAAGATTAAAGAATATACTATTATGAAATCAGGCGGAGCATCAAAAGTAATTGCACTTCCTAAAATTTGGATGAACGACAACAATGTGGATTGTAAATCAAGACTCGATATGTACCGTGCAAATATTGACGGCAAGGACGTTTTAGTTATTGCAAAACAAACCGAAGAAAAGAAGAACAAGAAATCTAAATAACGGAGAGATTATGAGCGTAAAAGGCTTCAAGGTTTTTAATCCAGATTTTACCTGTCAAGGTTTTCAATATGCAGAGAATACAAAATTCAAATTCAATGGAGCAATTAAAATCTGTTCATCGGGCTTTCACTTTTGCGAAAAAGCATCAGACTGTTTTTCTTATTATTCTTTCGATCCCAAAAACATAGTTTGCGAAGTTGAAGGGCTTGGGAAAATCGAAAACGAAGAAAGCGATTCGAAAAAATGCACGGATGAAATTTTTATCGGAAGAAAATTAACTTGGGACGAAGTTTTGAAAGCCGCCAATGAAGGATCAAACAATACGGGTCATTCGAATAGCGGTAACTGGAATAGCGGTAACAGGAATAGCGGTAACAGTAATAGCGGTTACAGGAATAGCGGTGACAGTAATAGCGGTTACAGGAATAGCGGTGACAGTAATAGCGGTGACAGTAATAGCGGTTACAGGAATAGCGGTTACAGTAATAGCGGTAACAGTAATAGCGGTAACAGTAATAGCGGTGACAGTAATAGCGGTTACTGGAATAGCGGTAACAATAATAGCGGTAACTGGAATAGCGGTTACAGGAATAGCGGTAACTGGAATAGCGGTGACAGTAATAGCGGTGACAGTAATAGCGGTTACAGGAATAGCGGCGCGTTCTGCCTCGACAATAACCCCAAATTGTTTTTATTCGACAAACCAACAAATATAAATGTTCGTGATTGGGAAAATACAGAAGTTATAAAAACTATGAGAAATTTACTCGAAATAAACGAGTGGATTTACAAAAACTCAATGACAAATGAAGAAAAAGAAAAATTTCCGACCTATAAAACCACCGGCGGTTATCTTAAAACAAAAACGCTACATGAAGCATGGAAAGATATGTGGAGCAATCTTGAGAAAGAAAAGAAACAACTATTCTTAGACCTTCCGAATTTTGATGCGGAAAAATTTAAGATCATAACCGGAGTAGATGTTTCGGAGGATTTGAAATGAAAACCCGTGAACTAAATTTACCAGATTGTAAAAGCTGTTGCGGAAGTGGTGAAGCAATCGAAAAAGCATTAACGAAAGCCGAGGGAGGTAAATAATGAGAATTAATCTTTGGGTTACGAATGAAGGATGGAAATTATTTGAAATTGATTCAAATGATAATGAAGAATTAATTTCAAGAAAAATTTCAATCGGTGATCGTGCTTCAATCGGTGATGATGCTTCAATCGGTAATGGTGCTTCAATCTGTAATGGTGCTTCAATCGGTCATCGTGCTTCAATCGGTCATGGTGCTTCAATCGGTCATCGTGCTTCAATCGGTCATCGTGCTTCAATCGGTGATCGTGCTTCAATCGGTGATCGTGCTTCAATCGGTGATGATGCTTCAATCGGTCATCGTGCTTCAATCGGTCCTCGTGCTTCAATCGGTGATCGTGCTTCAATCGGTGATGGTGCTTCAATCGGTGATCATGCTTCAATCGGTGATCGTGCTTCAATCGGTGATGATGCTTCAATCGGTAATGGTGCTTCAATCGGTCATCGTGCTTCAATCGGTCATGGTGCTTCAATCGGTCATCGTGCTTCAATCGGTGATCGTGCTTCAATCGGTGATGGTGCTTCAATCGGTGATCATGCTTCAATCGGTGATGGTGTAAAATTAATAAAATGTATTTACATAATCGGCACGAAACATAGTGTGACTTATTCAGGCAATAGAAGAATATCAATAGGATGCCATACTTATACAATCGATGAATGGATTGATTTTTATAATAATGGAAGTGAGTTAGGAAAACAAGAAAATTATACAACTGAACAAATCGAAGAATATTGCGAATATGTTAAAGCGATAGATGTTTTGACTAAATCAGAGGCAAGCAAATGAAAGAAACCAACGATCAACTCGAAGCTAAAGCCGATGAACTTGCAAGAAAGTTCGTTAAGCATCTTGAAGATCATTACAGAGGGATTGACAGCGAAAGAGCAACCATTCCCGCCGCAATGAAAAGAGAATTAGAGGTCGATTTGGCTGATATGTATTATGAAGATCTAAGTCTTGGCATGCACTTCCACAAATATGTAAAAGGTCTTGAACCAAAAAGTTTATTTCCAGGACTAAAGAATAAAATCAATCTCTATTTAAAATCATTCGGGTATGAGGTTATAAAATGAAGACTAAAACAATTGACAAAGACTTACAATTCCGTATTGTAAAAGACAGCATCTTCCGGTTTCCAGACTTTATTCGGAGTATCGAGATAAAAGGCACGAGATTTTGCTTCATGGCTGCAAATTATATGACAGACGAAGAAGAAACAAGAATTATAATTCTTAATTGAGGTCAACATGACAAAAAATCAATCAAAACTATTCGACATAATTTCCGATGAATTAATCGGATATGTCAACAAAGAAGAAATAAACGAAGTTACTGACAAAATAATCCATCGGGTTGAATCTGAAAGATTAATCATTCTCGATGTAAATGATATTGAAGGTGTACTAAATAATTCTATTGATAAATCAAAGTCAACTCATTAAGGGTTGATAAAGGAGGAATAATGAAGATTATCGGATTAAAGGTTGATGGAGTTAGAAAACTTACAGCCGTTGAAATGCAGTTCAAAAACAACGGGCTTGTTCCCATTAAAGGGAAAAACAAAAACGGCAAGACCTCAATAATCGACAGCATAGAACTTGCAATTAGAGGCAATAAAGTCGCAAACCCGAAACTAATTCAGAACGGTAAAGAAAAAGCCGAAATTGAACTAATCCTGAGCGACTACAGAATTAAAAGAATAATTTACAATAACGGCAAAACTCCGAAGCTCGAAGTAAAAAACGTTAAAACCGGCATCTTAAAAACTGGCGAAGTCCAGAATTTCTTAAACACATTAATCAACGAAGTAACGTTTAATCCGTTTCCGTTCAAAAGCAAAACGGCAGTTGAAAAATTAAACTTCTTTATGGGTTTATGTAAAGAGAAACTGGAAGCAAAGTCAAAAGAACTTTTAGGATACGGGTTTGCCGGTATTGACGAAAAATTGAACTCACTGGAACAGGATAGACTTTTAACCGGCAGGGAAGTTAAAAAGTTCGGAGATCTCGATCTAAATGCTCCCGAAAAAGTTGAAAGTGTTGACGTCCAGGAATTATTAAATAAAAAGAAAGAGATTGACGACAGAGATTCGCTAAAACGCCTTGAACATGAAAATGCAAAGCAAAAAGAAATTGAAGAAATAAATGCTTTTAATGAAATTCAGCGCAACAAAAAAACTGCAATTGAAAACGCCTCAAGATCAATTAAAGATTTTGAAGAAAAAATTTCAGAATCACAAAAAAGAATTGATGACCTGAAAAAACAATTAATGGATGAAGAAACAAAGTGGGGCGGGTTGAACAACTCTCTCAACTTTGCCAAGATTAATTCGGCAACCCTTCCAAAACCCGAACCCGAAAAACCTTTAATAAACTCGATCCCAATTCCACTATACGAAAACGATATGAATTTAGAAGATCAGATTCAGACCGCACTTGCTAAAAATCAAAAAGCAGAAACATATCAAAATTGGTTAGATAAGAAAAAAGAAAAATCAGAGAAGGAAAACGAATACGATGCTTTTACGAATGACATTAAAAATCTTCGCAATCAGAAATTGGAAATATTAAGAAGCATCGATACCGGAGTCAAGGGACTTGAAATCAGGGAAGACGGAATTTATTACAATGATGTTTTTTCTGAGAATTGGAGCGATGCCGAAAGTCTAAGAATATCCGCCGAAGTATGCATTGCACAAATGCCGGAACTGAGAGCCGTGTTTCTCGATCGTGGAGAAAGTTTTGACTCCGATTCACTTAAAGAACTTGATAAATGGGCAACCGAAAACGATGTACTTTGCATAACAACAATAGTTGATGATATACCGGAAAAACTCATTAATGGAGTGTTCTATATCCAGGAAGGACATTTAATCGAGGCTACAAATGAATAGTTCAATCCCAATAATTGACAAAGAACGCTATCAAAGAATAATTGATGAAGCATTAAAAGGTAGCAGAAAAATCTCAACCCTAAATCTTTCCTTAAATGATTGGCTTATCTTAAGATCGTTGATAGGAGTAGGCGCAAGTGAAACAGCCGCAGTGTTCGGGATAAATAAATATGAAAGCCCTTTTAGCGTCTGGAAGAAAAAAGTTTCCGATGAAATAGAAATTGAAGAGAACGACAATATGATATTTGGCAACGTGATTGAACCGGCTATAATTGACTGGTACAATAAAAGAACCGGGAGAAGTGCCGTTAAAGATACATTCATAAGAATACACCCAGAGCACGATTGTCTATTTGCTAATCTTGATGGCATAATGACGGATGGATTAGTCGAATGTAAATCAACCTCTCAGAGAGTTTATGATTCATGGGGGAAAGATGAAGAAGACTGTGTTCAGGGAATCCCTCTATATCACTACTGCCAAGTACAACACGAATTAAGCGTAACCGGACTTCCTTGGTGTGATCTTGCAATTCTAATTACAGACAGACGGCAGTTAAAAATAAAAACAATAGAGCGGGATGACGAATATATTGAAAAACAAAACGAGGCACTTATTGCCTGGTGGAACGCTTATGTTGTCCCAATGATACCGCCCGAAATGAATGCGAAAGAGGTGTCTTATTTAGAACCCATGATGGGAAGTTTTATCGAAACAGATGAGGAAACAGCAAATCAAATTCAGCAACTTAAAGAATATCAGCTCGAACTAAAGCAGTGTGAGAAAAAAGTTGACGACTTAAAAGATGATATTATCTTAAAAATTGGTGACAAAGAAAATTTAATGTACGGTGGGGATGTTTTAGCAACCTACAAACAGCAAAGCAGAATGACTTTACAAACAGATTTAATAAAGAAAACTGAACCCGAAATATTTGACCGCTTCGGGAAAACGATATCATTCAGAGTTTTAAGACTAAAAAAATAGGAGATGTTATGAGTAATGGAATGAAAGACCTTGCAAAACAAAGCGCAAACAAACAGCAATTAGCAAAACAAGGGACGTTATCAGTAGTAAAATCACTACTTGCCGGAGACCAAACCAAAAAAAGATTTGAAGAAATCCTTGGACAAAAAGCACCTCAATACATGGCTTCGCTTACTTCGTTAGTAAGCTCATCAACAAATTTTAATGATGTTGATGGCAATACTATAATCGCAAGTGCGCTTATAGCGGCGACATTAGATCTGCCGATTAATCCATCTTTAGGATTTGCGTACATAATACCTTACAACGTAAAAGTAGGCGACGCCTGGGTTAAGAAAGCACAATTTCAAATGGGTTATAAATCATTCATTCAGTTAGCATTAAGAACCGCACTCTATCAAACCATAAACGCAACCGAAGTTTACGAAGGCGAATTAACTTCAAGGAATAGACTTACCGGCGATTGTAATATTGATGAAACGAAAAAGAGTTCTGATAAAATTATTGGCTATGCCGCATATTTCAGACTATTAAATGGATTCCAAAAAGTTTTATACATGACCACAGAACAGGTTCAGTCGCACGGAAAAAGATTCTCTAAAAGTTATGACAATAAAGACGGACTCTGGAAAAAAGACTTTCATTCGATGGCGATGAAAACAGTTCTTAAATTATTACTTTCAAAGTACGGCATCCTTTCCGTTGAAATGCAGAAAGCCATTGTCGCAGATCAAGCAATTGTTGATGAATCCGGGAATGTTACGGAGTATCCGGACAGCTTAGGCAACGAAGTCTCCGCTGAAGTTGTAGTTGAACAATGGGAAAATCCAACCTGGATTATTGAACAAATTCAGCAGACCGAAACGATAGAAGAATTTAATATCTTTATAACAGAACACAAATCCAAAATCGAAAGTATCGGCGGTAAAGACGGCGAATTAATTGAGCAAGTTAAAAAAGATCATGCAACTAAATTAAGTAAAAAATAAAAACATATAAGTAGTTGAATAATTTTATGCAGACCCGTTACCGCACTTCATTGATTGCTATAGGAAAAAGACGTTGACTCAATCGTAATAATTTATTAATTTTACAGCGCTTGTAACAGGAGTTTATCTAAATGAAAATAATAGCCCTTGATTTGAATGTGAACGAAATTCTTACCAAAGAACTCCGTTACAAGCCACGTTCGAACAAGGGCTTTCTATTTTTAAGAGGTTGTGATGAAAGAGATTGAACTCATCGGTAAACGGGGTGCGGGCAAAGTCGCTTTAGTTGATGACGACGACTATGAACATCTTAGCCGGTTTAAGTGGTATGCGCTCAAAGGCTGGAACACTTTCTATGCGTTCCGTAACATTAAGAGGGAAGACGGTAAGTGGAGACTGTTATTTATGCACCGAGAGATTGTGAACACGCCCAAAGGCATTTTGACCGATCATAAAGATCATAATGGACTAAATAATCAAAAGCGTAATCTAAGAAATTGTACCAATCAAGAAAACCAATATAACCAAAGAGCAAGGGGATGCAGCTCGAAATATAAAGGCGTTTCTTCGTTGGGGCGCGGGAAGGGGTGGAGGGCGACAATCAAGAAGGGCGAAACCCTTCATATAGGCAGTTACAGGACAGAGCAAGATGCCGCATTAGCCTATAATAAAAAAGCCGTAGAATTATTTGGAGAGTTTGCAAACTTAAATATAATCCTACAATAGGGGTCTGCATTATTAATCAGAAACGAACATGAAACAATTTCTTAAACGTGCAATCATAGCATTGGTATAATGCCGATAACGGTAAACAGTATTTCTTTTCGAAAATATTAGAAAAATTTCCTAATGCAATTTTAATGGAGGTATAACATGATTTTAGTATATGTAAAACCGGAAAACGAGGAGCAGCAAACTTGTTGGGAGTTGCCAATTAAATATGCAAAATCTCAAAAACATTTATTGGCGCGAATTCACAAGATGTTGAAAGAGGAGTATAAAGACGTAAAATATGAGATTAAACAAATACTCACATCTTTATAGTTGAGGCGAAAATGACAACAAAAATTGAAGTATGGTACAATCACCACTTCCCCGTTGATGAAAAGACTTTCAAAGATTTACGAAGCCTATATACTGCTTTACATAACGGGCATATCTGGTATTGCGAAACAGATTCGTATGATGCCAAAATTACTATAACGATTGAAACGGACGAGGATGATGAAAAACTGGACTAAAAAATTCTTAGGGAAAAGAGCAATGTTTCCTTGTGTAAACCACAAAGAAAATGGAGAGAGATTAAATAAGCAAACAAGATTCCCGGAAAAATTATGGAGTGAGCTATCTACCGAAATTAAAGAATCGGAGCTTATAGAATCGGTGTACGATCTTTGCCGTGAACATCCGGCATACATTCAGGAAATTATTAACAGTACGTTTATGGCCGGAGTTGCGGTTGGATGGGTTGAAAAACCAGAAAATTGTAAATTTTCAGTAGTTGTTCCTGAAATTACATTGTCGGGTGTTATTGAAATAATACCCTGTACCATTTCAGCTTTAAAAAATATTTCACAGGTAAAAATATGGAAAAGCTAATTAGTTCCGGTTCCGGTGACGGTTACGGTTACGGTGACGGTTCATAAAATAATTTTACGAACTATAACAAAATATTAAAGGAGAAAGAAATGAAAGAACCGCCCTATCAACCGTTTTATAAACCTTATGGCATGAGTGACGAACAATATGCTTATGAATGTGAATTAGCAAAACAAAAATTAGCAGAGTGGGAGCAAGAACAAATGGAGGACGAGATGAATGAGAAGTTAAGAGAAAAATGTTGGTATAACGATTGCATAAACGAAATTAGAGAAGAAGATAAATCGCTTAAAAAAGAAACCGCAAAGTTATGTGAAAAACATAATAGAGAATTTATAAAATTGACGGACAGAAAAGTTGGGGAAGAATTAATTTTATTTATGCTTAAATGCACCAATAAAGAGGTGGGAAATGAACCAAATAATCAGAGATGACGGATTAACAATTTTTATTACTCCATTCTTGCGAAAATATGGATTATCAAAAGAATGCGTTCTTACTGATTGTAAAAGCGAAAACAAAAAGGTTACAACAATCTTAGTTGATGAAGGTCAATTTATTGTTGTTTGTGAAGATTGTTATAACAAGACAAAAACACCCAATGCTGGCAAAGAAATGTCGTATGATGATGCAGAAAATTTAGAATGGCATCTTATACACGATGATGATAACGAGGCACGAAGAAGAGGGGAGTTGATATGAAAGAATTAAAGAAATCGGAGGGTTTATGACACCAGAAGAATACACAAAAAAGAAGAAAGCACTCTACTCAAAGAAATACTATCTCGATCACCTCAAAGAACGCCAACGTGGAATAATGTAATTGCAAAAATATTAGACAAACATAAAATTAATTTTAAGTGAGTGGAGAAAGAATGAAAACGATAATTCTTAAAGATTTACCAAAAGTATCCTTGAACCAATTTTACGCAGGGATACATTGGACTAAGCGAAAAGCCTACAAGGATGCTTATAGGTTGTTGATCGCAAGTCAAACCAAAGAAACATTTACAGCACCTTGCAGAGTAATGTATCGCTTTACTTTCAAAAATAATGCGCTTGATTGCTCTAACTGCATCGGCATGGTTAAGATGATAGAGGATTGCTTATTCCCAAACGATTCGTATAAAATAGTAAAATCAATAATGATAACTTCGGAAAAAGGAAAAAGGGATTCAGTTGGAATAACGGTGTC